GTGCTGAACTTCATTGGAAAACCTGTAGGTGTTGTTAGTAAATTAAAACAATCGAAGTCATCAACATCTTGGTGCGCTGCACTAATCATATTCTGAACTATTATAAACATAATATTAAAAGTTCCTTCTATCTACAAAACTTTTAAAGTCTTTCTCTACATAGCTAATCTCTTTCTCTATAGCTGTCCTCGCACTGATTAAATATTTTAATTTCTCAGACAAGTCAAGAGAATTATAATCAGCAGTTGTTTCTAAGGTTGTATAGGTGCTTGAATTGCTAGACTTTTTAATCTCTAAAAGATTAGACATTAGTTTTTCCCCCTCCGTTTAAACCAAAGATATCTTCAATATTATCTGTAAAGATATCTAGTTGTGCGTCTACACCACCAACAATCTCCCTTTGTATGTCATTAAGAGATAGCTCAGACCAATAAATTTCCAATGCTTTAGTGTCACGTCTAGCCCTAAACATATGGTACTCACCGGCGGGTACGATAGCCACATCTTCAGTATAGAGGACAGTAATATCAACTAAATCATAGTCTTTCCACCTGTGTATTTCAAGCTCACCTTCCTCCACATAGAAAGCATTTATCTTTGATTGGTGTCGATGCTTAGAACAATAGCCACCAGCATTAATAAAGATACTATGTACTTCTAGTTGAGGACGTTGGATAAGGGGGATCGTTGTCCCCCATACCTTTCCTTCTATTATACTCATTTATCTACCTCATTACATTGTTCTTCAAGACCATTTAGAAAACCATTTATATCAGACAATTCAATATCTGTCAATTTATTTATTTCAAATCCAGAGTATACACACACATCCACTACATAATTTGCCAGAGAACTAGGCACTTCTGCATGGGATTTAAAATTATATTTAGCCATGTCTCTATCTCCTAACAGAATTTCCAATCAATATATTATACCATACTATTTTAAACTATGCAACTATAATTGCAACTACAATATGCAATATACATATGTATAGTATTATTGACATTTATCCAGCCCTTCCCTGCACTTTTCTGGCTCAAGGTCTTTG